GGAGAGAATAATAATTCTAAAATGTTATTTATAGCTAAAAATGGAGATGAGAACGCAACTAATGTTCAAATAATTAATGACACTAGTGATGGTTCTTTTATGGAATTACAAACTATAACAAATGATAATATAATTTCTGCTCACAGATGGAATCCTGGATTATCAGGTATTCAAGTAGCAGGTTCTTTAGGTAACAATCAGCAAATACTAACTATATATGATATAGTTATGTCAACTGTTATTAAAGAGCCACAAGAAATGATTTTAAGGGGTTTAAAGAAGCTTTTAAAGCAGAATACTGATTATGATTATTCTGATATGAAAATAGTCACAAAACCACCTGTTACAATGTTGGGGGCGATTAATCCAACAGAATATATATCTATTCAGGAAGGAAGGAAGATATTTCATTTGCCTGAATTGACAGACGAGGAGATGGAAAAGCTTTTACAGGAAAAAGCTGCTCAAGAGTTAATAAAAGTAGAAACTAAAAAAGATAATAATGGCGAACCTGATAACAGCGAGTGAGGTAATATCTAAAGCATTTACCAACTCAAATACAGATACTGCTCTTATAAAGGATTCCTTTATAGATATTGCTATGTATAATCATTTAAGGCCTGTTATAGGAGAAGATCTTTATAATCTTATAGTATCTGAAAAAAACGCAAATGTTGTTTGGAGTCTAACTGCTACTTGTGTTACGACTACTGATTCAGCTACAGTAACATCAACTACTGCTTTTACGTCAGGAGCTAAAAATTGGTATGCAGAGGGGGTGGGTGTTCCTATGTTTAAAGATGGTTATAGTACAGATGAAAATAATCATTATACAAAGATAATAACATTTACTGACTCTAGTAATATAACTTTAAATGCTACAGCTAATGCTAACGCAACTTCTATAACTCTTTATAGCCCAATAGGTTATTTAGTTGAAAAATATATAAAAGATTTACTTGCTTTTGCTGTTAAATTTGAGGTATTGCCTGATATGACTTATAACTCTACATCACAAGGTATTGTAGAAAATATAGCAGACTTTACAACTCCTGTTAATAGTAAAAAGTTAAGTTTTTTAAGGAATGAAATTTACAAACAAGCTCAAACATATAAAAGAAGGATGGTTGAGTTTTTACATCAAGAAGATTTAAACTATCCACTTTATGAGCCTGATGATGAATCAACTACTAAAAGAAGTGGAATAATAATGTATTAATATGTCAACAAATTATCATAAAGATTTACCAGATAACCAAATACACAACCCAAAAGGGTTTGTTAGAGGTCATACGGATAGTGTTTGTATAAAAGACGCTTCAGGTGATTTAAGGTGGTTAGCAAAGGGTTATTCTCAAAAAACAGAAATAACCACTACAGAAGATGTTACAGGGCTTTTAGGGGGTAAGTATTTTTTATTTAAAACAAAAAATAATAATTATCAAGTTTGGATTGATGTTGACAATACAGATACAGTTGTTATAGGTCCTGGTTACACATCAGTTGAAGTAGATATTGCATCAGGAGATACTGCTAATACTGTTGCTACAAATATAAAAACAGCTTTAGATGCTCTTTCGGATGTTAGTGCTTCAGTTGCGTCCAATAAAGTGACAATGACAATTACAAGTGAAAATAAATGTTATCCACCTGTAAACACTTATGATATTACTACAGGTTTTAAATTTGTTAATACAGAGGTTACTAACACAAATGAATACCTAACAACGGATAGTAGTGGTAATATAGAGTGGATTCCTAAACCTGCTGTTGTAACAAACACAAATTACTTTTATCACCATATAGGTGGGGCTTGTATCCCCAAAGGCTCTGCTATTGCTCAGTATTTATGTGATAGTAGGGGGGCAGGTACAAAATTAAGTTTTAGTAGTACGATTGGAGCAAGTATGCCATCATCAATTTTACCCCATAAAATAACAGGGTATGGAGCTTTTATTGCTCCCCAAAATTGTTTGTTAGGAAGTGTTCAGTATTCAATATCACACACTAGTGCTACTGCTCACGCTAATGTTGAAATGCACCTTATGAAAGTGACACCATCAACAGGTACTTCAGCAAAAACTCTAAGTTGGATGGGGGGTGTTACTGCTATTGCTACAACATTTCCTGTAGTTGATAATGAAGTTAAGTTTGGACATTTTGCTATGGGTAATCCATCAGATGTACAATTAACACAAGGTGATATAATAATTCCTATACTGAAAACTGACCAGGCTATAGAACATCATTTTAGCATGGGGTTACATTTAGTGTATCTATAATAATTAATAATTTAAAATAATAATAAAAAATGGCAACAACGGTAAAAAATTCAGCATTTGTTTCAAGTATTAGCGATAATGTTACGTTAAATGGAACAAATTATGGCAACACTAACGCAAAAAGTTATGTGTCTTGCAATGAGGCGGTTCAAAGGATAGTAACAATACCAAAAGCAAGTGGTTCACAGGATTTTGTGTCTTTATTTGGGGCAAATTTAACTCCTGATTCAGCAGGTGATGTTACTTTTAGTGAATTTAAATATGCAAGAATAACTAATTTAGATGACACTAATTCTATATTTATTCAATTAACTGATCAGGATGGTTCGGCAGGTTCAGGAACTGTAACAGCAGCTGTTGTTTTTGAAATACCTGCAGGGATGAGTTTTCTTATTCCTAGTGGACAGTTTGATGTAGCACATAATGCTGCTTTAGCAGGAACTAGTTATACATCTTCTACTGTTTTTAACACTAAAATGAAAGTTCTTGCATTAGCTATTACTGCTGATGTTGATGTAGAATTTCTTGCAGTTACAGCATAATGAAAAAGGATATTAGTCAAATAGTTTTATGGATAATTCTCTTAGGAATACTAGGTGGAACTTTTGCTTATGGTCAAAGTGACTTCTTTAAATACTCTACTTTTTATACTTCTATGAGTATGAATACGAGTATGGTTGAAAGAGAAGATTATATATCTGTAAATAAAGGATATGAAGATGTAACTGAAATTAATAAATTTGATTATTCTCTAAGATTTGGTGTGCGTAAGGTGGCTAGGTATGATTATGAGTATAAAGTTAAGACTTGGTATTATGGTGATGAAAAAGCAGTTTCCGATAATGTTGCCATTGGAAATGCTAAAGGTTGGGAGTATCTTGCTAATTACTCATTTATAAGAAATAGGGGAGAAAAATTTACTGAACAAAATTTTTGGTTGAGATACCTAGGTTTGAGTTGTGTAACAAAAGTCCAATATAAGGATAATCAAAGAGTTGACTTAAAGTACACATCATTTGATACTAGGTATAGGATGACTTTTGGTAAGCTAGATATAACAGCAGGTTTATGTTTTCGCACTCATCCTGCCTATGGGTTTTTACCTATAAGAGATTTTTGGACTCCAGGGGAATCTTCTTTTACTCAATTAGCTAATAATTTTGGCTACAGTAGTCAATTTGTAAATGGTTCTTGGCATTGGTTTCAGGGAGATCAGCTTTTAGCTACATCAAATGATGAGTTTTATAAACATTATTTTGGTAATGCTATTGCAGATTTTAATGAAATAGAGTTAAATAAATTAGGAACTCAACATGAATTAAGTGCTGTTGTTGGTTTAGCTTATTATACATATACTCCTAAGTTTTGGATTCATACTTGGGTAAATGTTTTGCCATATCATTATGGGTTAAGTGATTATTCTTTTGAATACCAAGATGAGTTAATTAATAATTTAGATTGGGATTCAGGTGTTGTATTAGGATTAAGGATTAACAAACATTTAGGAGTTTTTGTAGAAGGTTTACATCAAAGATATTGGCAAAAAGAAGTTTTTGAGTGTAAGTTTGGGTTTAATTATTTAATGTTTTAATTATGAAAAAATTAGTATTATTATTTTTATTAGTATCAGGTTATGTTTTTAGTCAAACAAATTGTGAATTATGTGTTGAACAAGGTGGTTTTTATTGTGGAGATGATGAATCTAATTGGACTCAGTATAGTCCTAATGGTTGCGTTCCTAATGGCTTTAATGATTTATTTTATCTTAATGATGGCTGGAGTGATTGTAACGATAGTTCAGACGAAAATAATGCAACCTCTACAACGATAGCAGATTGTGGTATTTATGGTGAGGAATGTGATACTATTTATATAACTGAATACGAAACAATATATGAAACAATTTTTGACACTATAATAGAAGTTCAGGTATATGAAGAAATAGATACATTATATATTTATGAGGATATATTAGATACGTTGTTTATTGATGTTATAGAGTATGTTGAGATTTTTGTTATAGACACAATAGTAGAGTATGAAACAGATATTATTTATATAGAAGAATTTATTGATTGTGATACAGGTTTACCTTGTAACACTTCAATTATAGAGTTAATGAATAAATCAAAAGAAAACAATAAAATATACAATGTTTTAGGTAAAGAAATTTTAAGGCCAGAAGGGTTGTATATCCAAAATGGAAAAGTTAAATATAAACTAAATTAAATTAAATATGAAAGAAGTTTTAAATAAGATGGTAAAAAGTAGAAAATTTTGGTATGGATTTGCAACTATAATCCTAGTCCTATTTTCTAATCATTTAGGCATAAGTCCTGTTAAAGTAAATACTCTATGTACGATAGTAGTTGCTTTAATAATAGCACAGGGTGTTGCAGATATAAACAAGTGTGAAAAAAAAGAATGTAAAAAGAAATAATAATTAATTAAAATGGCAGAGTTATCAGAAAATAGCAAATTTCATATAAGTATAAAAACTTTAGGTGGTATATCAGCGTTGATCTTTACTCTAGTGAGTATGTGGTTCGCTTTACAGGCAGATATTGCTGAAGCAAAAGAGTTACCAATACCTGAAATCAATAGAGTTGAATACGATTTAAAAGATGAAGCTGTGAGAAATGCAATATATGATACACAACAAGATGTGCAAGATATTAAAACACAACTTGATAAAATAGATGAACGATTATATGAAATGGTTAATAAGTAAATTTATATGGCTACTCTTATTCTGCCAATTATTGACAGCTCAAGAGTTTATAACAGAAAAAAACTACGAAAATAAAATTGGTAGTGGAATTGTTGTTGTGGAAATTTGGGCTGAATTTAATAAGACTAATGAAGTCTCTTGGATTGATCAGTTAAACGATTGTTCTGTTTACAGAATTAATATCCAGGAGGCATCAAGTCTAAATATAAAAACTATACCAACAGTTATTATTTATAACTCTGGTGAAGAACACAAAAGATTTAAAGCTAATATAATGTTAGAGTTAAATGCAACAAAAAAAGAATTACAAAAAGTAATTGATGAAATAACATTATCTAAATTTCAATGAAATTATCTAAAAATTTTTCTTTAAATGAATTTTTAAAGAGTAATGTGGCTACTCGTAGAAATATATCAAATGACGCTACAAGTGAAGGCATAGTTCAAATGCAAATACTATGCCAAGAATTACTACAACCAATTAGAGATGGTTTAGGACCACTTCGTATAAATTCAGGTTGGAGGAGCGTAGAGCTAAATAAGGCTCTTGGAGGAGCTTATAGGGTTATTGATGGCAAGTATAAAGCTACTAGTCAACATTGTAAAGGACAGGCTGCAGATTTAAAGTATATAGATACTGATGGACATATTGATAATGAACAAATATGGGATTATGTTTTAAGTTGTGGCTTAGAGTTTGATCAAATGATTAATGAGTTTGATTGGACTTGGATTCACATATCATTTAATAAAGGTAAAAATAGAAAACAATTACTTGAAGCATATAGGGGTGTTGATGGTAAAACTAAATATAAAAGAGTATGATAAAGGGTTTTTTAAAATCATTAGTAGGTGACGCAAGTAACATTATAGATAATGTTGTTACTACAAAAGAAGAAAAAATAAGATTAAAAAATGAAATGAAAGAAATGTTGTTAAATTCTGAAGTTGAGTTGCAAAAAAATGTAACAGAAAGATGGAAGGCTGATATGAACTCTGACTCTTGGTTAAGTAAAAATGTTCGCCCATGTACGCTAATTTTGCTTTTAACATCAACTATAATTCTTATATTTATTGATGCAGGATTTATTGATTTTGAAGTTAAAAATTCCTGGGTTGACTTGCTTCAATTAGTTTTAATTTCTGTAGTGGGAGCATACTTTGGAGGTCGCAGCCTTGAGAAGATTAAGAAGTAGCTATTGCATTATATTATTTTTTTTATTTACTTTGTATAACCAACAAAGAAAACAATGGCTAAAAACGGACAATTCAGACCAAGATTATCCAAAAAAGAATACGAAATTTTACAATCTCACCGAAACAATAATAATGTAGGTATTATAGGTGATACTCACGAACCATTTTGTCACAAACATTATAGAGACTTCTGTTACGAAGTCTTTTCTCGTTTTGGGGTATCAGATATAATTCATATTGGAGATGAGGTTGATAACGCAGCTCTGTCATACCACGAAAGTATGGTAGAAATGCCTAATGCTGAAAATGAAGCTGAACAAGCACAAAAATCAATGGAAAAGTGGTATAAAACTTTTCCTGATGTAAAAGTCTGTGTGGGGAATCATTCTGCCCTCCCCTTTAGACAGGCCACCACAGCAGGTATTCCAAAAAGATTTATGAAAACCTATGAAGATATTTGGAACGCACCAGAGGGTTGGAAATGGGAGTTGAGTTGGGAAATAAATGGAGTGTTGTATGAGCATGGAACAGGTAGCTCAGGAGCTAATGGAGCAAGAACTAGAGCTGTAGCTAATAGACAATCAACTGTCATAGGCCACAGTCATTCTTTTGGAGGTGTTGCTTATATGGCAAGTAGAAATGATATTATTTTTGGACTTAATGTTGGGTGTGGTATAGATGTTGACAGTATGGCCTTTTCTTATGGTAAACATTTTCCTAAAAAACCAACTCTTGGCTGTGGTGTTGTTATTGATGAGGGTAAAACAGGTATTTTTATACCTATGAACCTTGGTAGAAGAAATTTATATAATTTTTAACCCCTATGTATGCAAGAAATTCCTTTAATTTCCTATAAAAGGTAAGAAGATTACATATATTTGTTGCTTGTTTTGTTTGTTTGTGTTTTCTTCTTAAAAGGAGGGCGATCTGCCCTCTTTTTTTTTGCCCTATGTACGCTAGATTTACCTTTAAGGGTATTCACTCCAACCCCCCCCCAACCCCTCTATTTAGAATCATTCTAAATAAGCTATTGTTCAAGATTGTCCATATTGCAATTTCTAAAAAAACTTAAAAAAAATTAGGTTTTCTCATTTTTTTATTGTTTTATATAATAGTAATCAAAAAAAAAATTATGGATAGAGAAAGAGTAATAAACCAAATACAAAAGATTAATTGTATGAGTAGAAATAATATAACAGAATTAGCAAACCTACAAAATGATGAACTAATGGAAAGATTAAATGAATTAATTAAATATAAAAAATAAAATTATGGATAAAGATATTTTTAAAAAACAATTAAAAGAAAGTTTAGGAGATAGATTAATTTATTTAGAAGATAAAATTAGTAAACATACTCCAATGATGGATTGTGTTAGTGATTGTTGTGGGGCTTCATGTAATTCAGATTATATGATTTGTATGGATTGTGGAGAACATTGTGATGTATATTATGAAGATGATGAAGAATAAAAATAATTCCTTAAAAATTTGGAATTGTCATTTTTTATTCGTTTAGTGTAATATATTAACTTAAAATAAACAAAACTATGGGTAGATATTATAATGGAGATATTGATGGTAAATTTTGGTTTGCAGTTCAATCTTCAAATGCAGCAGATAGATTTGGTTCAACAGGTTATGAACCAAGTTATATTAATTATTCTTTTGATAAATCACATATTCCTACAATCAATAAGGAATTAACATCAATAGAAAAACAAATCCCTATTAAAATACTTGATAAATTCTTCAATCAAGTTCAATCATATACAAATGAAAAAGTAGCAGATTTTTGCGAAAGCGAGGGTTTTGATATGCCTATTGATAAAGATTTAAAGGCAAAGGTTGTAGAGGATTGGTTGAGAGAGTATGCAGATTATGAGTTAGGTAAAAAAATACTCAAATGTGTAGAAGAAAATGATTATTGCGATTTTGAAGCAGAACTATAAATTTAAAATAATAAGATATGAATAAACCAATTATTTCAACATACGAGGTTAAATTAACTTGTGATGATATTTTAGCAGAAGTTCACTATGCTTTTTGGAAAGGTATGCCGAGTGGAGATTATGATGTACCAAACGATAGTGATGAGGTAGAAATTAGTAGAATTTTAATCAATAATGTAGATATGTCAAATGTTTTGTTTGAGATAGCAGAAGATTGGACTATGATGATTGAGGAGGAGATATTATTACATTGTCAAGAAAATTATTAATTATGGAAGTAAAAAATCAACAAATAGCTTGTTTAGAGTATGTAAAAAACAATCTGCATAAGCAATTAATTAAATTCATCTATAAAACTAAAGGAGGTAATAGGAGATTTGCAAGTGGCACAACACACAAAGGCTTTCTCAAAACACAATTCAATATAGATTTAAAAGATGATTTTAAGAGTAGAGAGGGTTTGATTACTTATTACGATACAGATAAAAAAGGTTGGAGGAGTTTCAGAGAGGAAAATTTAAGAGATATAACTCACATCTATAATCTTAACGAAAACGGAGGTTTAATATATTAAAATTAAAATTATGGTAAGTTTACAAGAATTAATAAAAGAAAATAAAGCAGTAGCAAATCTTTGGGATGAATACCTGGAATTATATAATTATGTAGATGATAGAATGGTAGAGGGGTGTGATGTTGCAGAAAAATTATTAACTAAAATAAATAAATAAATTATGTCAAAATATAAAATAGATTTTACATTAAATGAATTGGTAACTATGAAAATGGTTGTTGATACAGAATTAAAAAAAGTAAGTAAAGAAATTGTAAACACAAAGTCAGAAATAAGTAAACCACAAGTTGAAGCTTCATGGTATAGCAAAAGTTTGATTGATAATTTAGATTTCTTAATTTCAAAAAGAAAAGATTTAACATCTTTAACAGAAAAGTATGTTAATTCAAATGATTATATGGTGTACTCTCCTGATCATGTACCCCAAAATACCCTTTAATGTACTCTTATGTACTCTTTAATAACCTTTAATATAAAAATTTTTGCTTATGAGTGATGTGTCAATATGGATTACAATTTTCTTTATTTGTTTTTTCGCCCTTTGGGAGGGGATTTCAAATATAGGCAAATTTTAACCATACTAATATCGGTTGGAATTAGGACAAACCAATTCTGTAAAATCTAATTATATGTCGCATTAGATTTCCTATCAATAAATTAAGGGGACTTTTTTAAGTCCTCTTTTTTTATACACTAAACAAAA